TCATTCATGTTTTTTGTTCTCCAAATACGTTGAACTATACTCGCTCATTAACTCGTTAGTAACATAGTCGGTAACTATGGTTTCTCCTGTGACGTTGTGACGCCACAAAACATGTGTTCGCTGTTCCGGTTCACGTACACCCACCACATACAACAGAAGCAAAGTGGGCACAGCTAACCAGTACACTAATGCTCCAAAAATGCTTGTGTGGCAACTAAACCAGTTGTATGCTCTTTCAAACATGGCTTACCCCTCTCTTTAATCACACGTGCAGGGTTACCCACTGCAATGCAGTAGCTGGGCACAGACTTAGTAACTACGCTGCCAGCGCCAACCACACATCCCCTGCCTAACCGGACGCCGGGTAAAACTACGCTGTTTGCTCCAATCCAAACGTCATCTTCAATAATCACAGGTTCAGGAGTAGACCCCTGCAACCGAATAAGGGTAGAGCGGTCACTGTAGTTATGATTCGTTGTGTGAATACACACGTGTGGACCGATTAACACGTTGTTGCCGATTGTTAAGCCGCCGTCACAGTTAAACAAGCAACCTTGACTCCAGGCGGAGCCATGTCCCACACGCAGCTTCTCTCGGTTAAAGATGGTGCTTGTTAAGTACTGAAACCAAATCTTTTTTGCTAATTCCCACAAAAACATAATGTGTCACCATGTAGGGTAGTTAGCGAAGAACTCGGCGAACTCCACAAACGGTTTTTTCCTATGAAACAGTTTAATCATTTTGTCAAGCACTTGGATACAGGCGCATCTGGCACGTGTGAAGTGCCCGCGTGGATCAATGAGTAGGGTAAAAGCGATTTCCACACGGAGTAAGCCGCCGTTGCTTAACGTGTAGGCTTTGCCGCCTGAAATGTATTCACGGGTGTAATGTGTCACGGTGTGGTTTAGGTATGTGTAGTGTATCCAGTATTTAGGTGACTGAAACTTGCCAAGGTATCGTCTGCGCCACCTGCAGTATAAGCAGGTGAAGTGGAAACGTTTCAGTTCCGCCGGGTTCGCTGGGTCTACACTTGACGCTTTACCTATGGTGCAGTTGCCAAGTTTACCGGCGCACCAGAACCCAACACCCATATTTTACGCCTTAACTTTAACCTTAGCTTTTTTAGTTGTTTCCCCTAGGGGTTTTACTGCATCTTTAGGTGTATCTAAAGCTACATCTACCTTTAACGGTTCAGAAGCATCAACAACTTGGGGTTGCGCTGCAACTTCAGGCAAAACCTGCAAGTCACCACTTAACCTTTTCGCGGTGTCATCATCTAACTCGACGATGTCGCCTCGGCTGAAACAGCCTAACTCAAAACTGAGGCTGCCAGCTGTTACTCTATACTTTCTCATGTTCATTCCTCACATTTACTCTATTTACTAAAAAAATAAAGAAGGGGTGACCAGTTTAGATGTTGGTCATTTTAGCAATTGCGTTGCTATCATAAATTACGGGTAAACCACGGATGTAGACTCTGCCAAAGAGGTTATGTCCTTCTTTTAGCGAAGTCTGCTCTGTTTCAGCGGTTAAGTCTTCTGCGAGAACATATTCGAATGCTCCGCCGGGGTTAGCTGCAACCATCAAGCCTGTGCCCGCTGTTAACGCTGACGAAATGTAGATGTCGCCGCCGATCTGCTCTTTTATCCATTGCCGGTAAGTTACGCTTGTGTTCGCGATGATTGGTAATGTTTGCGCCCATTGTGTTGGGTTCAAAACCAAGTTGTAAGGCGGCTCGTAACCGTCTGCGACTAGCAAAGCGATTGTGTTGTTTATGCTGGTGGGAATGTTTGTTGGTGTGCCATAGTCAAGGGAAGTGGCTTCGCTGTTGCCTGCTCCTTGGTATAAGCCGGATACTTCGTAGGTTGTGCCGTCGTTGCTATATCCGTTGATGAGCATGGAATCTTCGAGATACGCGACTTTGTACGCGCAGCTTTCTACGTTGCTTGTGTTTAACGGGGTTCCTGTCATGCGACTAGATTGAACATCTAACTTGTTGATTTCAAATTCTTTGTGAAGCACTGGAATTGCTACTGTTGACCGGGCTAAGTTGATTATGTCTTGGCTTTGTCTTCCGGGCCATGAATAGTCAAATGATGCGTTGCTAACATGTGTTAATGTGTCGTAGCCGAAGGTTTGGGCGCCGCTGTCGATTGGGCGTATGGCTGAACCGAATAGTTTGCGTCCGACAAATTTGCGTCTGGCTGCTTCTACGGCTTGCTGTTTAATGTATTGTCCCTGTTCAGTTGTTAAGGCTTCGTCGACTGTTCCAACGTAACGTAATGTGTTCATTTTAAATCAAGCTCCTTACAAGGATTCTTGTTAACGCTGCTGTGGAGGCTTTTGATTCCTCTGCTATGGCAACAATTTCGTTTGTGCCTACGACTCCGCCGCTTAAGTGTCCAGCTGCTGCCGCCATTAATCTGTCATGTTTCGCAACGGTTTGACCTGACAAAAGGTATCCGTAAACGATTATGCCTGAGCCGTTGACTGCCCCGATTTGGTCGTTTGCTTTATAGATTGTGTCTATGGTTGCGGGGCGATAGTTTTTGTGTGTGTGCTCATAGCCTGCCCAAAAAGCTGCTTTGCCTTCTGTGCCGTCACAGACTACTACGTCGTCGTCGTTTGTTCCCTGCATCAACAGGACACCAGGGTAAACTGATGTTGCTGTTTCAACTTTTTTGGTTTGCAAATGCAGGTTAGTTGAGTCAACAACTATTTTGTTGCTGGGTTGAACCATGCTTGCTTCGTTTGTATCTGCCATTTATCAGAGTCCTCCTTTCCAAGTTTGTGTTGCTGCGTCCCATGCTCCAACGGTTAATCTGGGGCGTTTGGCACGTTTAGCTTCGTCAATTTCAGCTGCTACTGACGCAAAAGTTTTCTCGATAGATTTGTCAAGGGTTATACGCATTGTCTGCAGTTCAGCAAGTGACTTCTGTTTTAAGTCGTCTTTACTGAAGTGTGAGTCAAGTACGATTGAATCGATTAGTTTTGATTTTTCTGCTTCGTCACGTGCTTTTCTTTCGTCGTTAGCTCGGTTAGCGATGTCTATGGCTTGGCGTAGCTGTTTTTCTCGTGTACTTAACTGTGCTTCCAACATCTCTATTTTGCGTAGAAGCTCAGCGTCAGAGGCTACATGGCTGTCGCCTTCAGCTTTCTTTGCCCACTCCAGTTCGCATTCTTCCGCTGATTTACCGTTAGCAGTGCATTGCTTCATAAAATCTGTTTTTTCCAAAGTTTTTTTCTCCTATTACTTATTTTTTTTCTCTTAATTTTTCTTTGCACCATTTAGTCTCTGTGTGGGAGAACAATCCGTTTAGTCTCAGGATTGAGAGCCGAGAACATCCACTCAGGATGATGGCTTAGTCAAAAGTGACTATGAACTGCTGCTGAGGTGTTTGTTAAGTTCGCCTAGTACACGCCGGAAATCTTCGTCTAAACTGGTTTCCTTCGGCTTCGGCTTCTCCGGCAACACCCCTGTGTCAATAACTTCTAACACGTCCGGCCCATAAGTTTTGTATAGTCTACGTCCTGCTTCAACCCAGCCAACGTCTACCATGTGCCTACAAACGGGACACGACTCTAAAACTGCAGCGTCTAAAGTGATTGCTGAAGCATCATAGCCAATGCCACAAATAGGACCGGGGCATCTACCAGCGGGTATCGGCGCTGCTAAATGGTCAAGATACATGTTAGTCTGCTTGTAATCGTAGCTTTGACCTTCAAACTCTCCTTTTTCTTGTACTCGGTCAAAAGTGAAGCCTATACTTACATCACGCATCTGTCCTGAACGTATGGCGTCTAACGTGATTTTGGGCACACGGTCTTTAAACCAGTACACGTCAGCTTTCACGCCTCTTCTGCAAGGCCGTTTTGTTTTCGGATCCATGAGGTCTTTGGTGTAACTAAAGTTTTTAACTACGCCGTGAACATCGGATTGTCGAAGTAAGAGATAGTTGGTGTCTGCGCCGGGGTGCTCCAAAATTTTAACGGGGCGTGTGCCTATTAAGTTGGCGACGTCAACCATCTTGCGTAGTTCATCAGCTGGTTTATAGGCGTAGCCGTCGCTGTACTGCTGCACGATTTCAGAGGCGATTATAGCGGGCATAGCAAATAGGTTGTCGTCGTCTACGATTGGTTTTGCCGTGTCTAATGTGGCGACGTCAAACCCGATTTTTCTTTCTGTTACTTGTTCACTCATCTTTTCTCACATCTATAGGATGGATTTCTTTTTCGTTTAACAGTAAATCTGAAAATACTGCTTCAATTACTTCTTTTAACTTCATGGGGTCACTTCCGACACAAAACTTGTTCGAACAAGTTTACATCTGCAGTTTGGGTGCACACTCGGATATATCACGTTGAAGTCTATGATTTGCCAGTAGGGGAACTCTGCGCGTATTTCGTTGCCAAAGAAGTGTGTTTGGCTGTAGGATTCGCAGACTTCACAAACTGTATCTGATTCCTCGGTGTTGTAAATCCATTCGTCGAATGTGCCGAAGTAGCTTGGACCTCTGAACTCTTCGGGGATGCGTCTTGCATCTGTCTGTGTCGTGTACAGTTGCACTGCTTGGGCTGCTTTAACTATTTGGGCTGCGTTTAACATGGCGATGCCTCTTGGTTTTGTTTAGGTCTACTACTAAGAATTTGTCGCCTGCCTCAGCCGGTTCTTCTTCACCTTCAGGCAAATCCTGTTTTTGTTTTTCCCCAAATAAACCTAAACTGTTCTGTTTCAACTGTGCACCTTCCCCGTTTGGCAACGGTTTAAGGTGGTTTTCTTGCCTTACCTCGTCAACTGTCATGTAATCAAGTTTAGCAACGTTAGCCTGTACCCGAGCCAACTCCACTTGTGCTTCTGCCTCATCGGACAATTCAAACGCGCTTACCCAATTAATTGTGTAGTCCTGAACTGTTTTATGTCGCCCATCGGTTTCCGCTTGTTTAATGTAGCTGATTTGCCCTGAAGCAGCCAACTTAGCTATGAACCAGCGTATGCAAGTGTCTAAGCGGCTTTGTTCCCGCGACACAACTTTGTAGTAGTCTTGCATGTTCACGTCTGAACCTGTAACTGCGCCGGCTTGTGCACCCACCAGTTTAGCCTGCGGGATACCTGTGGCTATAGCGATTTGTTCAATGTTACTTTTAAAGAATGGTACAGGGTCAAGTGTATGTCCAGCTGCACCTTTAAACTCAAAAGTCATGCCGTCGTTATCGCTGACGCTGTTCTGGGCGATGGCAATGTATGTTCTGCTCATTAAGTTGTCAAATGCGCCGCTTTCACACCATGCTTCTAACTGGTCAACTTTTGTTCCAGCGGGAAACCCTAAAACTGGGAAGCCTCCGCCTGTCCGATACATCCACTGTGCAGCGCCCCACCTGATGTTGCGTCCACAGGTGACGTCGTCCCAGACGCAGTCTAGCACAGATGCAGTGTAGTCTAATTCGAAGCAGCGGGTGTAATGCACAAAAATGTAGTTACCCATGCCTCTGTCAATTTTGTAGATGACAGGTTGCCCAAACCTTGGGGACTCTGGGTTCTCGTCTTTAACGTCTACAGTGTAATCGTTGTTTTTTAGTTCATTAAACGTTTGAGGGTACACTGCAACCTGCAGTAGTTCGCTGCCTTTACGCAACTCATTTTTTAAGTCAGCAGTAGTTTTTGCGTCGTTAAACCCGCATACTAACAGGGACTTCTTGTAGATGCGCGCTTGAGTTACAGCGTCAGTTAGGTGTTTCTTAAAATCTAAGTTATGAAAGGCTTTCTGTATACTTCTATCCAATGCGGGGTCTGCTTCTTCTGTGTCGAGGTCGTCTACTGTGAACCATTTCTCTGTGATGTCAGCGGCTACTCCATACGTTAAAAAGTGGCAGATGGGTTCTCTGCTAGCTGCAAAGGCGCGGTCACCATCTGAAATGGAGTTGCCGAAGCCAGCTGCGTTCTGTGTGTCCACGCCTGGATGCTTTACGCTGTCCACTGCTACTGAAGGATAAAGCATTAAGCCGCCGTCTCGAGTGGCTTTAAAGCCTTTTGTGGCTAAGTTGTTAGGTGCCATAATTTTTTCACTTACATAATTGTTTGTTTATTTAAAGATGAATGAGGGGTTTGGTTTTGGTTTTGCTTGTTGCCACGCTGCAAGTGCTAACGCGATTACTGTGTCGTCGTGGTAGCCTTCCGGCGCATTATAGGAGGTGACGCCAGCAGGGCTTATCTTGTAGCCGAACAAACCCAACTCACTTAAGAGCACGGGTATGTCTGGGTACGTGATGGTTTGATGTTCAATCGCTATACTCAAGTTTTCTATCAAATCTTTTTTGCTGGCGTTTGTGAATTTGTATCCTTCCACGTTTAAGCCGGAACGCCTTAAGCTGTCATATACTGGTTCACCGACGCCTGTACTGTCTATGAGTACACGGGCGTTGTTATAACGCTTTGATAGTTCCAGTAGCCGTTTCTCTTGGAAGGGATACTCAAGGGTGCTTGTCCGATCAAAGTAACAAACGTGTCCGTTGTGGTCCATGACGATGAACACGTTAAAATCCACAAGTTTTGCGAGATCGCATCCGATAACGTATCTTTTGTTCGGTTTCGGTTCTTCAAGGTCTCCATGTACACAGCCTCTTATGTTGCGGAACACTGATCCGACGTCGTCTAGGAACTCAGCCAAGATTTCTTGTCTGTATGCGAGTTCGGGCATGTCACGTTTGAACTCGTCGATTTCTTTCGGGTCCACATACGGGTTAGTGTATGTGCTGAATGCCCATGATTCATAGTCGGTTTGTGTCTTGTCTTGTCCCCGCGTCCACAACTGGAAATACCAGTTTTTTCCTGCAGGTGTACCTGTAAATATGACTTTTCCTTTAGTATCCATAATTGACGGTCTGAACTCAAGGGTCCAGCGGTCTTCTTTTATTTGGGCGGGTTCATCCCACCATGCGTCATATACTGCGTCGCCTCTCATACTGTCTGGGCTGTCAGCGGATTTGAAGTATATGTCACGGTTACCCAGCAAAGTTATGGTGTGGTTAGATATGTTCTCTTTAACTACCAGTTCAGGTGGACAGTAACGTTTGATTTCTTTCCACTGCTTTAAACTGTGATTATAAGTAGGCGCTACGCAGTACCCAACGGTGTCGGGTGGTGAAGTGGTGCGCATGCGGATGTACTCGTTTGCTCCTGCAACAGTTTTTCCCCACCTTCTACCACAACTAAGTATCCTGTAACGTGCATTGCTACTGTGAAACATCAGTTGTTTAGGGTGTGGGCTGTACGGTATTTTTAGTTGGAGTGTTTGACTCAAGTTTCCATTCCAGCGAAATATGTTTAACGGTTTGCTTCACGTTTAACTCTTCAGGTGTAAGCTGTCGTCGTAACGCGATTAAGTCGCGGGTTTCCATGTCTATGAGGCGGTCTTCGAGTATGCTGTCTATTTTGTTGAGGGTTTCAAAGTTGGTGACTCTTTGCCTGTTACGGATGATGTTGCGGTATTTGCTTATGCGGTTTCTTGGCACTTGATATTTTTCTGCGAGTTCGTTGTTGGTTATTTTTGGGTTTGCTGTGACTTCTAAGAGTATGGTGTTTACCCATTCTTCTTTTTGCACAGTTCTGCATGGTTCTGCATGTGTTATGGGGGGGGCTTCTGTTTGCATGTTTATTTCACTTGTTACTGTACTATCTATCTATTTTGTGCACGTTTGCTGTGCCTAACTGCCTTTGCAGGTCAAGCGTCCAGAACTCCACTCGGTCGCTAAAGTGGGCTTCGTAGTGGTCGCTTCTTCGGATTAGTAATGTTACTTGCTGCATCACGTTTCACTCTGACAGGTAAATAAGTATAAACGCTAACAGTACCATGGGAATAATTACGGGGTAAAGTAACAGGTTCCTATTCACTTTTACGTCTCTTCCTTTTTTGTTTTGGGTTCCTGTTGCATCTCCAACATAGAAAGGGCATGCTGTAGCTTTCTGAGGGCATAACGGTTTCGCAGCCGCAGTTTTGGCATGTACCCATCTGAATCATAAATGTACTTCCTTATGCTTCTTTTTTTGCGGGAACAAGGTGTCACGGTACCAATACGCGATTGTGCCCGTCACTAAACACGAGGCGGTAAGTAGGGTTAGGAATATGAAGGTTGGTTCAGGATACATTGGTGCGTCTCCTGCTATTGTGTTTGTTTGGTTGTTGGTTTGTCCGCGTAGTTTGAGGGTTTACTCAAGAGGAATAAATGGAAGGGTAGTTGGGTTGGTGCCCTCGTTTACGCTCTGGACCCAACAATACTATACTACTATAAATATTAAATAAATGTGGGGTTTTATGGGTGGGTTGCTGTTGCGTAGTATTGCCATGTGCCTATTTGTGGGATTAGGTTGAGGGTGGCTACACCGTCTGTGTTGGTGGTTGCGGTGCCTACGGGGTCGTCGTTTTGGTTATAGAATGTAACTGTTAAGCCAGATGTGCCGTCTGAAACGGTGGCGGTTAAAGTTAGTGTTTCGCCTACGGTTAATGTGGTTTTGTTTGGTGTTAACTGCAGTTCCGCCGGTGCAGGTGATGGTGTTGGTGACGGGGACGGTGTGGGCTCAACGATTATGTCACTGGTGTTTGGGCTGCGCATCAGATACGCTGCTGCTACTACTCCCGCGACTAAGGCGGCTGCTACCACGCCAATTATCAAGTACCCGATTAGTTTCTGATTCATCTAATTCAATTCACCTCTTCTAGTTTGTTTATCCTATTAGTAGGTTAGGTGTAACATCTAAGTCTGCTTTATGCGCGGTCCATGTTGCCGGGTTAGACGATTTGATTGTGCCGTCGCCTAAGAGGTAAGTGTTGAATGAGTAGCCTTCGATTGCAGTGGTTTCTATTGTTATTGTTGTTCCGGATTTGAAGCTGTAAGTTCTGGGCAAAACGTCGCCTGGTGTGAGTACAAACTTTTCTGATCCTAAGGTTACGTTAACTTTGCTTATGCCTTCCCCGTCAATGTTTAATGTAAGCATGTAGCTGGGGATTGTTGCGGGTGTGGGTGAA